ACACGGCGAGAGCAGACACGGCCGGAGTGGACAGTGGACCGGTCATCGGAGCGGAACCGTTGAGCGGGACGAACGAGCCGGCGCCGGTCGCAGCTGTGGCGTCGACATATGCCTTGTTCGCAGCATGCTCTGGAAGAGTCGGTGCCGCTGGGATACTGACCTTACCCGTAGAACGTTCGATTTTGAACGGGAAGGTAAGAGAACCACCAATATCTGAGTAACTCTGAATTCCAAAATCGCCACCGACGTTACCGCCGGTCTCGTTTCCCATACCGAGATACACCACCCAGCGTGTGAGACTATTCCTCTGGCCTATGATAACTCCAGAATCGACCATCTCTTTTGGATTAAGAATGAGACGGGAATTGTCAGTGAGGTTCTCAATCTTAAGATCGCCAGTAAGCGTTCCTCCCATCAAGGGCAAAAAGTCGCCAGTAACGACGCTACCACTTCCAGAGACAGCCGCAACCCACTGTTTCGAGGTACCGTCGTTGTAGTAAATCCACATGATACCGGTGTCGCTCTCCCACCACAATTTGTTGTCGGGCGGATTAACAGGTGGTGCGTCACCAACATGAACAAACGACGTAATCTCTTTTCTTCCATCGGGGTGAAGAGCAGGCGGGACGCCGATCCAGAGACGGAGCGGGTCGGCCATCTCAACCGACAGCTCACCTGGCTGAAGCCCAGCCGGAGGCAGGTTGGGCGTTGGGGTACGCTTGATCAGGACTTTGGGCAGGGTTGCCATCAGTAGCTCCCGCAGTCAATGAGGCCTACGCGATACGGGTCGGCCACGGTGCCAGCACCCACGATCGACACACCGTCCACGACGATGCGTCCTTCTTCGACCCACACGGTGAATGCCGCACACAGATTGGTCAGAGAATTACAATCCCAAGGCCCGTTTGCATCAAAACATTCGGCAAGTGCAATCAGCTCGGAGACGATAGCATTGATCTGACGAGCCTCGATTCTGGCCGTGCAGTCGGTCGGAAGGGCTGTCAATTCACAGGTTGAAATAAAAGCGGCCGAAGGTACGTAAGCATTCTGAACATTAGGTGGATTGGTCGCGACCCCACCAGCGTCTCGAATCACTAGGCCGCCAGCTACATCTTCTGGAAGAATACCAGGCATGACTCAGCACTTTCGAGTTATGTCAATGGGGCAATGCATCATAGATCTAACGATGCATTCTGCGGCGAGAACTCCAGGCCAAATCTGATCGGGCAAGCCAGCTGGCTTATCACATCCGCGATCCCAAAATGCCGGAACGTGTGGTCTTGGCATATTAGTTTCACAGATATCGCCCGAACCAACACCCTCCAGCCAATCTTGTGTGTAGTATAGCTCGAAGGCGATATTGTCAGCACAATCATTACAGGGATCAACTATCGGATGCGTGGGTACAGGTACATCACTTGGTCGAATAGCAGCGCCCAACGACTCGATTACCCAATTGATGCCACACATGTTTTTGATCACGCCCATGTTGGCGCGCGTCAACGCGATCGCGATACCTCGCTTGACCGCAGCTTCCAATTCAGGCGGGAAATCGGGTTCGCAGAATACAGGTCCGCACGAAGTCCAAATCTCGTATGGTGTAATCTCGCCCAGAAGAACTGACCTACAATGCTGAGAATAGCAATCTTCCCACTGAAGACGAGATAAATGATTGTCGAGCGTTATTACAGCAGTCGCAGGATTGCTCTCCCGCAACGCCGGCCACAACGCATTATGCACCACATGACGTAATTTCAGAACGGTGTAGATCGCATGCAACACCAATGAGGGACACTGCGGATCTTGAATCAAAGGACACTCTTCTGGATGTTCAGGATCGGTCTCGAAATAGCTGATCGCCGCTTGCTTCCAGTAATCCCAGAGAGGCCCAGAAGGAAGCAGATTCATGAACGCCACGAAGGTGCAGCACAGATCGTTTCCACACAACGGAGGCGGACAACATCCGGTCTCTTCTGGGATCGCAACTTCGGCGCATCCATCTGCGGTCAGCATGGAGTTTTCCGCATGTCAGGATTGACAAAGATAATCTCGTTCAAACATGGGATTACATCGCACTCTGGTTCGAGATCGCCGCATACTGTAACGAAGACTTTATCCCGTGGATATTGCGGGGCCTTATCCTCGTAACCCACGACTTCGAATCTCACCGATACGCTTATCTCAGCACCAATAACAGATGCAACAATCAGTTCCAATTGCTTGACCCGTAACACTGTCGACGGACAAATGCGTTTGAACAATTCCTGAATATACGTCTCGATAGTTTGTTTCTGAGCCGAGCTCGGACATCCAACGATGTCAATAAAGACGTTCACCATCAACGCCTCAGGCATGTACACTTTTCCGCACACGCCAATCTCGACCTGCCCTTCGCCGTAGCCTTGTGGATCACCAAACATCCATTCTGTGATATCGTCAACCACATGCTGCGGCGGTATCCCGCACGGAAACACGTCGTCGAAGAACACATAGAATTCCAACTTGGTACCACAGTTCTTGCAACCACAGTCGACGCAATCATTACATTCCGGCGTGCAACGACAACACGAACCCTCTCGAGTACAAACTCGAGTCACACACGGAAACTCCATGAACTTTTGTTTGATCCACTCCATTGTGGCGCGCGGCTGGTAAGCCAACCGTTCGATATATCGCTTGCGGAATTCTTCACAAGTCTCCTCATCAGAACCGCTGCAGAACTGTCCGCCACAAATGATCACTAGTGGGTCGATACCAGGAGCAGGCGTGATCAGTGTTCCTTCGGTAATGGTACCGTCTGAATTCATACTCTCGCCGGGCACCAGAGCCCGGATCTGAACGATCAAAGTCCCTTCAGCTGGGATCGTTAGGGGAATTGATCCGACTGAAACAAAGATACCGATCTCTGTTTGGATTTCAAAGTAGTTTGGTACGGCTGAACCCGGGACGCCCGTTAGCTTAGCATAGCCTTGAGCGTGGGATGGCGGGTTCGGGAACACACCATGCATCGCTGCCATCTTGTAAAGATTGTCGCAGCATGCTGTCTCTGGATTTGTCTCTCGCCACATCTGATCGGCCACAGCATAAAACTGCTCAGCCGCGGCATAGTCGTTGGTGACGACATACCATTCGTTTGATTCAGGGATGACTTGACCGCCGCCAAGAACGGTCGACGAGAACATGTTCTTAAAATGTTCGAACAGTTCTTTTGGATCAGGCCGCGGAATAACACAGGTCATTAGGTCCATACCCATGCGTTGGTACCATAGGTACCGGCGAGATCAACTGTTCGACGAACAGAACGAATAGTGATTGCGATCGTGACATCGACTCGAGAACGTCCTCGATATACTACATCGACATCTACATCATCAGCTAACCCGAGAATAATCAATTTACCGATGTCGCTTCGAATAGCTGCACCGATTGCTTTGACACCCTCGAGAATCTTTGAATACGATTTCTCAGCGGCATTAAAGAGACGCGTTCCGATGTAAAGTCCATCGTCGCGATAGCTCTCAGACCAATGACCAAAGGTACCCGCAGGAGTAGGACACTTAAGATCGCTCCGCGCACGGGTATTCAAAATATTCAGAACAAGACTTCGGATCCAATCATCATTAGCAATCGTTCTACCTTCGGGCTTATCAATATATTGAAGCCCAGGTATGGAACACTCTGCTCCACACAGATTGTAACGACCACAGGAATCCATCGTAGTCCAGAATACTCTACGCCGTCCTTCATCGCTAGGTAGGCATTGAGTATCGCGCATTATTCTTCATCCTTGGCTTCGGCTTGTTTACTTCCCTCGAAGCTAGGAATGTCTTCCTTACCAGACACAACTGAAGGTGTCTTGATCTGCTTATTGACAACCAGTTCACCTTCAATAATTACCTGACTGGCACGGATGTAAACCTTATCACCCCGTACCTCGAACTCACCCTTCTCACCGACCCCGAACTTGTTCTTGGTCAAATGAGCAAGTTTGTCTCCAAAGTCCAGAGCAAACGTATCATCGGTAGGGTGTTGAACACCTCCATGCCCCTCTTCCCACCGCCGTTGTTTATCCTTCGGGATGGTGAGTAGCGCCATCTTCAATGTGGTGTCGGACGATGACGAAAGCAACATGACTTCGGTATTGAATTTCTCTTTAACGTTGAAAGAGACACCCCCAATAACTAGAACTCCAGCTTCCTGATCTTCAGTATCGGTTCCTCGAACTTTAATAATCGAACCAGCACCCTTGATGTATTCTTGTTTGCCCCATACGTGGCGCTCAGTTCCATCATTGATGTCCCTGGAACGTTCACGAAAATCGGTAAAGCTGGTCATGCAATCTCTCCAAACCAATATGGTAAAGTAAGAGGCGGATTCTGAGTCTTCTGAGGCTCTTCTTTGTCTTTCTGCTCTAAAGACTCAACCATAGTCATAAGAGGCAGAACAGATAGATCGGGAGGCAACCAAGGCTCGGGAAATTGTCCCGATACCATTGTCACGTTGGATTGAGACCTACGCGCACTTCCAGTATTGAAATTGATGCCACTAAGTCCAAACCCCTCTCCCTCTCCAGCCGAAGGAGGTGGAGACAACGTCAGACTGGTCTTGAGTTCTTTTTCCGCATTCACAGTGTATGTCAACTCTGTGCATTCGAACATATCGAAGATACCCTCAGGAGGTACTTCGACGTAATGTGTGTTCCCAATATCCCAAGGCTGACCAGAAGGAGTCTGCACATGGAACACTTCAATAGTGATCTTCTTAGATTTGGCCGCGCGTGCATTCATCTCAAATCGCGCTCTCCGCTCTAAGGTCTTATCGTCCGCATCCCCGTTGTGTTGAATAATCTGTGGTACAAATGATTTCATACGCTTGTTCTGCATCTCCTTATGAGTCTTCAAAACAGCCTTCTCACCCCAAATCTTTTTCTTAGAACGCTGACCCTTTACCTTAACTTTCGACTTATCCTGATCCTCAGATTGCTCGGCAGAGAATTCTAAAATGTTGACTCCAAGAATAAGAGGATCCCCGCCCCCGCCAGCACACCCATCTGTGACACAAAGCTTGCCATCTCGCGTCTCATACATGAAATAACAATTCTCGACCGCCACACGATTGAGTTCATCTATCACACGGGCTCCGTCGCGGAAACGCACCTTATCGAGTTTGATTGTCTCACCCTTCCAATCGAGCTGCGTCTTCCAGGGCTCAATCAGTTTTTCGACTACTTCTTTAGTGGTCGGCTTCAGCATATTGGTGGTCGGATGCTGGTGCGACGAATCAATCAACCGTTTGGTCTTACCCCGAGCTGACAGCTTGATGGTGTATTCATTCGGACCAATACTGGTTGATGCCGATGCTCCACCTTTTTCTTTATCACTCTCCTTGGTCCCCTTCTTACCTTTCTTTGCTCCAGTCCCTCGCCGTTTGTCAATGATCCCAGTGAAAGCGAGCTGTCCCGCCACATACACCAAGATCTCAGCTCCCGCTGATGCAGCTCGAGCAATCGGACCGGACGGCATGGCACCAGCAAAGATAGAGACCGATAGACTTCCGGTCAATTCTTCTTTGCTACGCTGAAGAGTCATTTCTGTCCACGTAGTGAGTTCAGTACCACCAACTGTAATGACGACTGGCTTCACGTTGGAGAGACCCCTCTAACAAGACGACCAAAACGACCATTCGCATCAATTACGTTCCGGGGCTCAAGATCCCGATGACGCTTCGCATCATTATAGATAACATATGCGGCGACCAGTGGATGCACCCCACCTTGGAAATCAACTGTGATCAGACCTGGAAGACGATAAGCAAGATTGTACATCATATCTTTGAAGGTAACAATGTACTTCTGAAGCTCAAGATAAAGAGCGTTGTCGCAGATGTTATAGGCGGACTTGGCCTCGTCTTCAAGAACTGCTGACGCAGTATCCATCGCAGACAGCGCAGCCTGAATGTGAGGATATTTTCGAGCCATCGCAGTCTCAGCTAAGGCCACACCAGTCAATACGCGAAATCGACTGTAGAGCGAATTCTCAACTGTAGCTGCGCCTCCAACAGAAGGAAGACTACTCTCGACTGCGCCGACGTTGGTGAGTCTCCGTAGTACTCTCCACTTCTCTTCTAGATCCTGAATATTGTAAGTAATCTCATTCACTCCAGAAGTAAGGGCATCATCTACTTGGTCGGCCATAGCTGCCAGACCCGGATCGTTAGCCACTTCTTCCATCTTAAGAGCCACACGCCACTGCGACGAACTAGTGTCTTCAGTAAACGTATGAATCAGAACAGTCTGCGTTGTCTTGATAAGATTCTGAGCTGACGTCACAATATCGTGTGACCAAGGATACGCAATGGACGCGGGTCTATAGTCGTTTCTAAAAGAAGCAGAACTTACCGAGATAACGGCGCTTGCGATGATTCCGAATATCGATCCGCCAATCCCAGAACCGACTGGATTGGCCTCAACGAATTCTAATTCGGCAGTCGTCTCGCCCGCGGACTCTTCAAGCTTGTCGCTAACCTTAACTTTACGACAAGCAACAAGATGTGTCCCACGAGTAGGATGAACAAGGATACCAGGCTGCGGACTCTCACAGACTGCGAATAACGCTTGGCTGTCCCAGACATGATCGTCTTCTCTAAAAGCAGCAGTAAGATTGAAGACCCTTATCTTGCGTCCGAGATCAGCATATGCAGTATCCTCTCCGAATGGGAATTCTCCTTCAGCGCCTCGACGTCCGCCTTCAATGTCGGCATCAGTACAGATGAAGCCCACACCCTTAAACGAGGCAGGAACATAATCTTTTCCGATAGCACAATTAGTTCTAGACATTACCCAACAGCCGTTCTTGCACCTTGGTCAGATCCAGGTTCTGTAGTCTTGACAGTGGCGTTAACAGCCACATTCATGTTTGCTACACCAGCCTTGATTATGGCAACTGCGCTGTTCCCGTATATCTCTCCAGCGCCAGCTGATCCGTCTCTAATCGAAGTCATGGCATTGGTTGAGAACCTAGTTCCCGCTTCTCCAGCTTTTGCCGGAAACTCACCAAACACCGTACTGAACAATTCAGGGGTCTTTTCGATTGAAGCAAACATCGCCTGAACGTCAGGTGTAGTAAGTTCACTTCTCTTATCGCCCGCCTTGGATTCGTCGGGCTTCGCGTCTTCTTCCGCTTTCTTCTTATCAGCGGCTGCCTTCTCCCTGAGATAAGTCTCCAAGGATGCAGCATTCTCTTTCGCGTCAGCGAGATCTTGTTCCAATTTCTTAATCGTAGCTGCTATGCTTTCTCGCATAGCCTCTGCTCCACGACCCCTAGTCGGAGCATCTTGTAACTTAGCCTTCTGCCTATTTAATTGAGTCTCTAATTCTCTGATCGCAACTCTTGAGTTAGCAAGATTCCTAGCATCGGCGTCTGCCTGATCCGTAGCCATTTCAGCGGCAGTCTTGGCACCGATCTTAGTGGGATCTCCGCCTGTCGAATCAAGGCCAATCTTGGAGAGCATCCAAGTGCCAAACTTAAACAGCATCTTACCGGCTTCGAACAGAAGCGTTCCAGCCAGTTTCATCGGCTCAAGTGCCAGACTAAGAAAATTCTGACCCTTAGTCATGAGATCCGCGCGGGCTTGACCCTTCGGATCTCTAAGGGCATCGTTTATCTCTTTGATAATACCAGTCAGACCAATAGCATCTGATACGCTCTTACCCATATCCGCAGCAAGGCTATCAAGAGTCGATGAAAGATTGCTTAATTGAGCAGCGATCGATTCATCAAAGATCTGTTTACCTTTACCACGGAGATTAGCTAAGGCGTCCTTACCTTGAGCAATAGAACCGCGCGCCTGGGCTTCACCAAACACAACTTCAGAAAGTGCAGTTCGAGCCGATGCAGCCATCCCAGGAAACATCTGATCCAACATCGCCTGGATCTTTGAACGAAGTGGAGCACGCGCCTCAGCAACCTCGTCTGCAGTTCCGCCCTCATCTTTAACTTCTTGCGCACGCTTCTCTGCTGCTTTAATTTCAATCTTTGTAAGACCTTTCTTCGCAGCAGCTTCTGCCTTCGGCAGAACATGTTTGATGATCCAAGCATAAGGATCAGTTCGAAGCATATCGGAATCAACTGGGGTACCTGATCCGGGTACAATACCAGCGCCCTGACCTGTCTTGACCTTACCTCCCGGGAACCGCTTACTCGGTTGAGTCTTTAAAGGCTCGCCACCCTGAAGAAGACCCATCTTAGCAAGGGCTTTATTCAGAGCTTTATTATCGACGACACCAGTCATAGACCGCATCGCCATATACATCTCGTTCGCCACTCGGACACCTCTGTCACCAGCGGTGGAGAGCAGACGAGCAAGCGATTCAGACGACATCGTAAATGCAGCCGTCTTCAAATTGGCAAGGGTAGTTCGAATCCTCTCAGCATCGAGATTCGGATTCATAGCTTTGGCGAGAGCAATACCTTCGAGAACACGGGTACCGTCTTTGGTAAACTTACCAGCAGCGGTTGTCAGGTCACCCGAAGCAATATTCAAACCCTTAACAATAGTGTTGAGGCCTTTCATGGCCTCATCGCGATCCATACCTGGACCACCAAGACCGTAGGCCAACGGAAGGAACGTATCAATAATC